TTATTCATAGACTTTTAGCTTTCCTGTTTCAGGTTCAACCGGACGAATGTATTCATCATTTTTTTTCTCAGGCTTCAACAGCGAATTATCACGCAAAACCATATGCGGTTTACGATCAAAACCAGATACCAAAATTTTATCATCATAGCAAAACAAAACTTTCCCGAGGCGGCAAAATTCACCCTGAACATATCTGTCCTCAGGCGTTATCACGGTACGACCTTTTTCATCCTCAATAATTCCTAAGAACCGCTCAGACAAAACAATATCATTTTTTTTCTCGACCGACTTCACGACGGTCGACTGTGCCACAGAAGGGACAACAACGGCCTGGGCCACAGCAACAGGTTTTTCCTTGCGCAGACCGATCTTGGAGCCAATCTTCTGATAACCAATCCAGAGCATGACAACAAGAAAAGCAACGATCAAAACCAGTTTCATAATTTTCTTTCTCCTTCCACCTTTAATTTTTCCATCAAATTTTATCTGAACACCCTCAAGGCGCGGAAATTTCCGCAAAAGCTCATGCGTGTTGTACAACGGATAAATCTGCTTATCCTTGAGCTCAAACTTTTTATCAAGCAGCGTCTTGCCGTCATAATCGTACTGAGCGACCAAAAATTGATTCAGCGGCCAACCGATTCCAAGTTCAGCGATCTTCAGCTTTTTCAAATCACGGAAACGCCAAACGTATTGCACCAATCGCATAATCTGCTTGTCAATGTTCAATGCCGACTGACTTATGAAAATTATATCCGTGAAACATTTCCGGGATTGCGTAAGAAAAATCAGCATTTCACGAAGCACGTTTGCCCAATCCCGGGCATTCAACCATATATGAGCCTCATCGATCACGACCAGCGACGGACATTCAGGAGTCCCTGAAGGCGTATGTCGATAAAACTGATTTATCTTTTCATCCTCTAAAAAAATATATTGCCCCTCCTGATACTCCCAAGAATAACACGTACGCAAATACGCTGCGACGGCATCCATCTTCAGGGCAATGTTGCTGCATACCACGCCGCCAGAAGCCAGATATTTCACCATCCGCTTGACAGCATGATATGTTTTTCCGCCACCGAGGCGACCTTCGAAAACTTCGATCATAAAATCATCCCGAAACAGTCGGAATCCAAGATTTAATGAGTCCGTACATGCCACAGATCGCGGCCAAGGACGCCAACGCCAGAGCAACCGCAAAAGATTCAATCAAAGGAAAAAACGTGTTAATCGTTTCAAGCATGTCTAAAATAGTGCTGGTCTGCACAAGGCCGGAAGAAACATCAGCAGACATCTTGAGCCGGTCAAGGTAAGACGCGATGTAAAAAATCAAACGAGAAACCCAATGCAAAACGGACGTAGCCCACATCATAAATGCAAGCACAATTCCGAACCCAGAAGAAATCAAATATGCTATCGCGCCGCCGGATAGTTGCAAAAACCTGATCAAAGCATCAAACCATTTCCCGAAAAAAATATATATAATTTTAAACACAATTTTTTCCTTTCAATTATTCGGTACGCGCCAGCGTCCTGCGAATCAGACGAAAGCCAAGCCAGAAAGCCATAAAATATAAAGTCCACTTAAGAAACGACCGAAACACGCCAATAATAGGCCAGTCCGCAATGGTAATTACCAAAGGTTTATCAACGATAGGAAATGTTCCGAAATCAAGAGTTGTCTTCTGTGATAAAGTCGTAGGCAAAGATAAAACCGCTGCGGCATCATCAAAGATACCCTGACCTTTCTGTAAAAGAAGATCGGTATTTGTCTGAACATCACCGGCAGCGGCAAAAAATTTATCTGTATACTTCGTAGCCTGACTAAGCAAATCGTTTGAATAGGTAAATCCATATTGCGCCGGATCGGAAGGGGTATAAGCCTGCCCCTCGTCACGAAGGGCAGAACGAAACATGTCATAAAATTCACTGAGAGACCAATTAAACCCGCCATTAGTACCACCGCCACCGCCGCCCGGATAATTCGTAGGATTGCCTGGGGTATTCGTAGGAGCAGGCGGCCCACCCGGATCATAAGGACTATTCGTATTATACGGCCAATTAGGAGGCGGATAAGTCGGCCATTGCGTCAAGGGTGGAGGAGGGGGATAATCCGGCGGCCACGGACTATAATACGGGGGACAAGGGCCATAAGTATTCGTATCCCAAGGACCCGGATAATCGACATAAGGATTAGACGGCGAATTTGTCGAAGGGTCAGGAGGAATATAAGCGCTATTAGTATTCCAATCTTGCCAGTCCATTTTTGTAACATAATGATAATTATCAGGATTCGCCCCGGACATATTTTCACTGTGGGGCAAACGATTTTCCATTAACCCAGGAGAATTTATAAGCCAGTAATAGTCATAGCTGGAAGCCAATTCTTCAGGCAACAAATACGGCCCATACGATAAAGTATATGAGCCGGATTCAGAAACGACATAAGTCTGAAGATGAGTAAAAAGGTATTCAGGAATAATCACATACAAATCAGCCGTGAAAGATTTATTCGTCTGTCCGTCGAAAAAGGCCACGCCTTCAAGATCGAAATAACAGTAATAATTTGTATCAGGCGGAGAAGTTAAATCAAAAGTAACAGTCGTATCCAACGCATAAACCTCCGTGTGATATGGATCAGAACCACCATACCCACCATCTTGAATGAAACCAACGTAACCGCCCCATTCGCCGGACTGCATTGTCGAACCATATATTGGGCCAGGAGTTACAAGCTCACCACCAGAGCTTGACCAATTACAATGAGTATGAGAAAAATATTGTTGCGTGGAAGTTACATGCAAATCACAGCCCCACGCATCGGCGATATGAAAATCAGGAGTATTTGAAGCTCCAACAACATTGACCCACAATTGGCAAAGCGCTTCTTCGTAATACATTCCGTTTGTGTCCGGCCACCAAATCAAAGGACTAGGCGGATCAGTAGCCAAAACCAAACGAAACGGTAAAAAGAAAATCACCGCCGAGCAAAGAAACATAATGCACAAATAAGAGCGCATATTCCCCCCATTATCCAAAGTTCAGTTTTCAATCTCCAAAGCATGGTTACTTGCAAATTTTCAACAGCATCAACAACCGTATTAGTGCTAACCAAAGCATCATAATTTGTCGTATATTTGATGATGTAATTCACAACCTGATAGGGCGGCATGTTGGTGAAAGGCTGGCCGCCGCCGGTTGTAGACGTCCAATCAGCATTCCCGTATATGCTTCCGTCACCACCTTTAGCCGGGTAACTCTGATTTCCACCAAGAGCAGTTCCGGCAAAATCATGATGATGGGCTGGCATCTGATTCAGCGTCAGCGTCACGGTTTCCACACCACCGGTTACAGCTAAACCACGGCCAGACGAAACCCCAAGAGGAAAGCGAGAGCGCAAATCAGGAACACGAAACCGATTTGATTGCCCTTCAATGTACTGAATCCCATACGTGTATCCGATAACAGCATATAACTCAGAATAGAACTCCGGAGAATAATAATTACCATCACAAGACAACCAGCCGACCGGAGCCGAAGAAGTTCCATACGCGATGATTGAGCCGACCGGAACGGCAAAGCCGGAAAATGCGGAAACCAGCAGGAAAATCGAAAAAAAACATGCCCTAAAATCACGTATAAGCCACGATCGCAAGCAAGGCCATGTATTATCATTACCTATTTTCATGTGGTTTCCCCCAAACAAAAGCACAGATGACAAAGGGTAAAAAAAGAAAGAAAACGAAAAGCATTCCGGAAATGACTCCAACCCGGTACATGAATAGTTCACGAAAATAAACCGGATCGACGGAATTGAAATATTGATAAGCAGGTAAAATCTCAAAAGTCATTTTTCACCTCCGAGCAAAGAAACATACTGCACAGATAAGAGCGCATATTCCTCCCATGATCCAAAGAGACGTTTTTAAATCCCATAACGCAACCTCCTGAATCGATTCCAATGCTTCAACTACAAGCATGATGTTCGTTTCCATTAAGACCCCATAACACGTTTAAAAGCCTTAATCATTACCCGAACACCCCAAACAGCACCCATAATAACAAGCCAAGGCACAAGAAAATCGACGAATAAAGCATAAAGACCGTCGAACAATGAAGTTCCAGAAACCTCGATGATATTATTCGTCATTTTTTCATTTTCCTTTTCAACCATTCGTTAATAAGAGTCTCAACAAGCAAAAGAATCATGAGACACCAGATAAAAATCGGGTTCTCGAAAAAAAACATTTTCGGCGGATATTCAGGCTGTTTACTCATGTATCTATCCGGATAAACTATATTTGTCTCAATTCGATTTTGCGCCTGAGGCCAGTTTCCCGGCGAAACTCGATCAGGCCAAGCGCATATGTTTGAATTGTAATTCACTTTAAAAGAGTAGGGGAGGCGGCCGGGTACAATTGATTGCGGCCGCCCCTCTACCGACGATCATTTCACCGCTTTGAACGAACGAATTATGACACGAATGCCATAAAGAGCGGCAAAGAAACCAAGAGCACAACCGGCCGCCGTGGCCACATAACCGGCCAAGGTCGTACCGGTAGCGGTCAGGTCAAGCGGTTCACCGGATGCAAACGCCATCACGGGCAAAACCACTGAACCAACCCCAAAAGCGATCTGTTTAAGTCTCTTCATTGTCTTGTTCACCCCCTTTCTGTTGTGTTCATATCAACCAACATCACCAACAGTCTGAAACGAGTGCATAACCATGGCAAAACCGGAAGCCACAATCGCACAGCCCAGACCGATTCCAAATCCGAACAAAATTTCAGTTAAGATATTTACTTCCATTTTTCACCTTCAAACATCAATATCGGAAAAGTCCAAAGGAGAATGATCCTGCATCATCGATTCAAAAGACTCGTCCATTTCTATTTCTTCGAGATCGTGCAAAATTTCTTCGTCAGAAAGACCAGAACCATCAATCTCATCGAGATCAAGTTCCCATGCCTCTTCAAGCCAATCTTCAATATCGGATAACCAAGACATAACAGCCTCAAAATAATTGTTCTTTATATGACAAGGTTAGCGAACTGGAGTTGCGACGCACCGCCGCCGCCCAAGGGCGGCGGCAGCGCGCCGAACTCCAGCCAGTACCAGAATGCCGACCAGGTAGCACATTGATAACGCTGCCAATTCACACCACGCAATTTCCCGCCGCCAGTCAGCTTTGCTTCCGCCCGGGCGCGTTTTAGCCAAGGCTCTTTCTCGACAGAACGATAAGCAAACGACTTCCCGGAGGTAGTTTCAATATCCTTGACTCGCGTCATTTCCGCCTTGCATGTCCCGAAAGTTGCCCATAGGCGGCGACCACGGAAAGCCCCTTCGCGCTGGCTTTTTGAAACGTATTTAGCGACGTAGTAGGGCTGCTTTTGACATCTTTTCACATGTACCCGGCCCCACCCATATGATCGGGCAATGGCCCGTAAACGCGTGACCGGATAGAACTGGTTAACAACCACATGCACATGTAATCCATGATATTCGTGCAGCTCAAATACTCTCACGCCGGTAAATCCGACTTCATCAACCAACGCCCGGCATAATGTCGACCAATCGTGGCAGGAGTCTTTCACGTCCTGCACAACCGGAAGCGTAAATGTCCACATCCGGAGCTTGCCGCCCAAGGCAAGCTGATCGATCGACCACTGCAAGGCCAACTTTGATTTGACACGAGCGACAGACATTTTCTTTTACTCCATGGGAACGACGGAAACGATACGCGCACTTAAACGCCGCATTTCCCGGACTACTTCCTGACAGCCGAAATAATACCGGCGACCCTTGACCGCCCATGACGGAACTTGTTCGCCTTCGACCGTTGCCTCACATTGTTCCGTCGAATCGCCGATCTCCAAACCAAGGCGAACCAGCTTGACGGTTTGTGTCTGACCAGTCTTCTTGCTCACATAAGAAAACTGATCGGGCCGCGCCGAGCGAACTTCACCGGCAATGACCGCAAGACCTTTGCCAAGCAGACTTTCAATTGTTTCATCCATGACTTTTACCTTCCTTTTTTTATCCGGCCCACTTTAGGCCGATTTATATTTTCCTACGACCAAACCTAAAAAAACATGCCCTGAATTCGCGTATAAACCACGATCACGACCGAACCCTTAATCCCACATCCCCCTTTTTTGAACATCGCCGCGCTACCTCCAAAAGCCACTTTGCAAACAATAATGGAGTTGCAGACCGTTGCGTCTGGGATAAATTTTTCCACTTTGTTTCTTGTCCCAACAAACGAAAAGGAATCGCCGGCAGACTGTCAGCACCAGAAATAAAAAGCCAAGTTGGCTTAGAAACCTGATGACCCCACCAAAATTGATAAACAGAAATGCTGAACCCATCCACAGAAATAGAACCGCCCGGCAAAGGAAGTCCTGCAGCCATAAACAACCGACTAAAAGCTGGCTGTTCCAATATTCCGCCATAGCGTTTTACCTGGGTCACGCACCAAAAACCAAGATTACGCTCAGACTCTGGATCAGAACATTTAGCCTGGTGCGAAACCCGAACACTCCAAAGCCGACAAGGTGGATGAGCAATCACAGGCATCCCGCCTTTAAAGGAATAAGCATTCCGCCGAAGGTTATACACATCGACACCTGGTAATCCGAAGTAAACACTTCGAACTGCAGCACACAAAACGGCAACTGACATTTCATTTTTCATCTTTAGGCCGTCACATTTTTTTCGATGAGTTCATCAAGCCAGATACAGGCGGCCATGAAATCAGCCGGGCTTTCATGCCCGTCAACAACAGCAAAATGCCAAACGCAAACGGTGCACGCCAATGCAGGAAGCAATGGGTGAGAATCCAGAAGACAATCGGAACTTTCCTTGCGGCATTTACTGAAAGCATTAAGCCCATTCCCGATAGCTTCTTGAACGATTACTTGAGATTGCCCGTAAGTCATGACTTCACCGCCTTGTGGACGGGTTTAATACGACGCAGAAATTTTAAGTCTGAAACGGGAAACAATTCGACGAATGACAAAACCGTGTGACGCTTCGACAGCTTCACAAAAACACGATACTCATCACCGCGCCAGGTAAATGCCGGCTCATGACCGTGCCGGCGAATCTCATAACACAACCTGATATGCTCTGACTTTGTCATTCTGTCCTCCTTGTTAGGCGTTGATTCCAGCCACTCCGAATTACTGACACGTCAAAAACCAAAATCCGCTTTTAACGGTAACTGACATCTTGCCCGTACTCGTCTTTATTGATTCCTTCGTTGCATCTGCTGTCACGGCCAGAAACTATTATGGGGTTCAGGCCACCCCATACCGGCCAAAACTAAAAACGATACGGCATAACGTTGAAATTCACCCGCAAACGAAAGTCGGAAGGAACTTCTTTAAGGGATATCTGATTGCGCTGACAAAAATCTTCAGCACGATACCGAATTGAGCCACGAGTAATCCCGGCCAATTCGTAATGATCGCCATTATCACAGTTAATAATTGCCAGAAGGTTATCTTCGCCCATTTCCTCAATCGATAATTTGCCGATAGTCATAATTTTTAATCCTTGTGGTTTTTTACGTTTCGCATAATAATTACGCTATCTGTGGTATCTGGAAATATGCTATAGTAGACATAAGATATATTACACGACGCAAGCGGTTGCGTTATGTAGTATATGAGGCACCATAATATACAGCTGCTTCCCATTGCCGTTCTGTTTTTTTTCTCTCTTTCATGTGCTCGTTCTGATTCTGGCTTCGCCGTTTACTACACACTTGCTAGTTGCCGCAGAGAAGGCAATAAGTTGACATGTGCCCGTAGGTCTCTTTCTGACCTCGGGCGTTTTTTTTATGTTACCAATCCTGCCACAGGTGCCCTCGGTGCAGATTTACGCCATGTCAAAATAAAAGTAATAGTTCAGGAGGTCTCAAAATGAGCAATTGTCCGCATCCCGATATTACCCGCATTGATATTCGCCGGCGACCAGATGGGGTTTTTTTAGGAATTATTCGTCCAGCACATCGACAATATTACAAAGAGTTTGAAGCGCCGACGTGGGAATCAGCCGCAGAACAAATTCGTGTTTTTTTATGCGACAACCAGCTCATTCTTACCGAGGTACCACAGCAATAATGTCAGAAGAAGTACAGCCAACACAGCAGGAGCTTTTGCCATCGGCGGTAGGCGCGGTTTTTTTTGAACCTGAAAGAGAGTACACCGCCATGGAGGTAGAAGAAAAGCGACCAGAACTCGTAAAGGCTTGTCTTGCGCTATTGGCTCAGGGTGCAGGTGTGTTACGCATAGCAAAAGCCCTTCAAATGCATCCGCGTACCGTCATGGCATTGCGGCGTAAATACATGGAAAATGTAGAAATAGAAAAAAAAGAATTGAGCAATCTCAGCCGCGACGCCGCGCGGTTATGCGCGGAACATATCACCGAAAAATTATCAGGTGACACCGCGACCAGCATTAAAGATTTAGGTATCACGTTGGGTATTCTGGTAGAGAAGTCCGAGTTGTTATCTGGTCAGCCAACAGCCCGTGTTGAAATCGCGAAGGCAACCGAAGACCACCAAGCGTACATAGACCTCATTGAACAACCACCAGCAACCGGTTTGGCGGCGGAAAGGAAAGGGCAAAAGGAGGACGTCATAAGGTATGGACCGGTGAGCGATCGGGCGCCAGGCGCGAAACTAGGGCAGGTTTGCGGAGAGAATTCGGCGCCGGAAGCGGCAGAAGGTCAAGAAACACCACAACCGGTGGTAGAGGTAAATGAGTGGCAAAAGGATAATTCGGGTAAAAACTTGCAACACATTGACAATAAATATGTTAGCGAAGTAGAGCAAGTAGACAGAATAGATCTTATGCGACGTGACAAAAATTCAGAGACGACCGCCGGCGCGTGAAAATTCCGGAGACAGGGGGCGGGGGGGTATGGAAACACGCGCGGAAGTGTGAAAGCATAAATGAGTAGGCAGCGCAAATAATTTTAGGCAAAGGCGACCGGGATATGGTTGCTTGAACACAAAAAAGGAGCAAGACAATGAAGTTCGAAATAAAATCGCGGATTGACGGAAAGATTATATTTTCGATTGAAACAGAATCGATAAAATTGGCAGTTGAAGCGGCGATAAAATCGAAGGTTTCCCTGAGCGGTGCCGACCTGCGCGGTGCCGACCTGCGCGGTGCCGCCCTGAGCGGTGCCGCCCTGAGCTCTGCCGACCTGAGCTATGCCGACCTGCGCGGTGCCGACCTGAGCGGTGCAAAGGGATTGAACAAATTCTTAACATCGCCTCTCTATATGCTGGCAGATCAACCGGGGAAAATAAGAGCATATAAACTTGTGAAAAAAAACGGCGAGGGACCGTTTAACGGCGGGGTCGTGTATGAAGTTGGCAAATCATACGAGGTTGCCGAGGTGGACAAAAATGAAGCCAACTCATGCGCGAAAGGCATCAATCTTGCGACTCTCGATTGGTGCATTAGAGAGTGGAAAACGTCATATAGAATTTTGATTGCAGAATTTACGGTAAAAGATATTGCCGCTATCCCGATCGGAAGCGACGGTAAATTCCGTGTCAGGAAATGCAAGATTGTCGGGGAAAAGAATCTGAAGGAAATCGGACTGGAGGAATAAAAATGGCGAAAAAAAAGATCATGCAACTATTGGGGAGGGAGTCCGGAGAAGCCGCGGTGGAAGAAGCCAGAAGTCAGAACTCAGAAATCAGAGGTCAGGAAGAACCCACCCCGTCCGATGGCCACCCCTCCACTGGAGGGGATCAAAGAATTGAATATATCAAGCTCACGAACGTCTATAAACGCAACAAGATGTTCATGGCGGGGCTACCGAACGGCAACCAAGCATTTCTGCCGGTGGTTATCCGGGTGCGGAACAACCGGACCTTCATGGAAGGCGACCAGATAAAAATGAGCGACCTTCAGTCCAACAACTTATTCTTTGATTTTATTGGCAGGATCCCAGCGAAAAAGGGGTGGTATGGCCGAAAGTAGCATCTGGATCAAGAGTCACAAAAATTTGCGGGATAACCCCAAGTTATTCGTCCTGATGGCCGTGATGGTCTGGAACAGGGCGGAAGCCATAGGGCGTCTTCACATGCTCTGGTGGTGGTGTGTTGACCACGCCGAGGATGGAGACCTGAGGCGCTTTGATGATATGCAGATTGCCATGGCAGTCGAGTTGGACGCCACAAAAAGCAAGCAATTCATCGAGGCCCTGCTGAAAGGCGGTTTTCTGGAAAGGGAGCCGTATTTCAGAATACATAACTGGTGGAAATATGCAGGGAGATACCTGCAAAGCAAATACAAGGACCATCCGGAAAAGTGGAAAGTAATACAGGAAAAATATGCCTCCTGTGTTACGGATACCGTAACGGATGGTGTTACGGATGAGGAAGACAGAGAGTCACACATGCCTCAGAATAAGAATAAGATTAAGAATAAGACCCCTATAGTCCCCACAGGGGACGGCGGAGCGGGTAAAAAACCGGAGGGGTATTCGGAGCATTTCATTGAGTTCTGGAGGCAGTACCCAAAGAAGGTCGGGAAAAAAGCGGCCTGGCGGGCATGGGAGAGGGTGGGCGGCCTTGATGAAATGCACAATGAACTGCGAGGGCGTATTTTCGAGTCAGTTTTAAAACATAAAAAAACAGAGCAGTGGAGGAAGGATGGCGGGCAATTCATACCGCATCCGGCGACATTTCTGAATCAGGCGCGGTGGGATGATGAGATTTCCGAAAAAAAAGACCGGCGGGCAGAGGTTTATGCACCGATGGACAAGAAACCTTTCAATGTTGCTCAGGGCAGGCCCACCCCCTCCGTCGCCGGGGCGGCTATGGAGGTCGGGCCGGCCGTCCCCCTACGCCAAGGCTACGGGGGACAAGTTGGCCACCCCTCCACAGGAGGGGATCGAGGAGTGGAAGAGGAAGGGCTGAAGAGGATTGCGGAGATGATCCCGCAAGGCGCGGGACAAGTTTGAGATTTTAAACCAGAGGTGAAAAATGAGTGAAAAAAACAGCGATGTTGAAATGGCGTGTATAGGGGCGATGTTGCTGGATGCGCCGCGGGTGGTACCGCTGGCCAGGAACCGGATGATGCTGGCGCCGGAAGCGTGGATGGACCGGCATCACCAAAAAATTATAGAAACGATCTACACTCTGATTGCCGAGGCGAAAGTGGTGGATGTTTTGACGGTTACTGAAAAACTGGAGCCGGACGGATCGGAGCTGACCGGCGGATTGATTTATTTAAACCGGTGCATTGAAGCCGTGCCGAGCGAAACGCATGCGGAGTATTATCTGGATTTGTTGAGACAGAAACACATTTTACGAAAAATCAAGGAAACGTGCCGGGCGATAGAAAATGATGCGGCAATAAGCGAGCGCGGAGACGCGCTATTGAAGGAAATTCCCGGAAAATTTTCAGCGATCATAGACGAGGCGATAAAGGAGAAGAGCAACAAAGAGGTTTTGGGTGAACTGCTTGTTGACTGGAAAAAGGCGAAAGAGGGCGGGGAGCAGGTGGAGCGAAAATTGATAACGCCATGGAAGACCTTGAACAAGGCAATCGGAATGGTGGATGCCGGTCTTATCGTCATTGCCGGCAGGCCGAGCCAGGGCAAGACGACGGTCGAGGATTGTTGGTCAATTTACATGGCGCAACGCGGAAAAAAAATAGGGCGCGTTACGCTGGATATGACAAAAAAAATGCTACTGGCACGGAGCGTCTGCCGTCTGGCCGGAGTGAGTTTGCCGAAACTGGCCTACGGGTTTGCGGGGGAAAGCCAGATACAGCAGGTCAAGGACGCGATTCAGGAAATAATCGAGTTGCCGCTGTTTATTAATGACAGCGACAGGGATTTAAACGGGATTTGCACATGGGCCCGGATGATGAAGATAAGACATGGCCTTGATTTACTGACGATCGATTACGTGCAACAAGTGCAGACGAAGAGTGAACGGGGATGGAGCGAGAACCAGATAATCACGGCGATCACACAAAAATTAAAGGCGCTTTCGTTTGAGCTTGAGATACCCGTGATTTTATTGAGTCAGCTTTCAAGGGAAGTGGAAAGGAATGAGCGAAAGCCGAAATTGAGCGATTTGCGGGGTAGCGGATCCCTGGAGCAGGACGCCACAGTGGTGATGTTCGTTTATAAGGACGAGGAACAGGCGGAGGAGAAAGAGACAAAACGTCAACGGCCGATGTGGCTGGACGTGCAAAAACATCAGAATGGGGAATGCGGAATGATACCGATGTGGTTTTATCCGAGTTATTTCAGATTCGACGAGACGACGGAAAATTATCCGACGCCGGCGCCGAAGATAAAACGGAGCAACGGAGAAGAAGAAGCGCTCGAGTGCGAGGTGTAGCATGAAAATAGAAGAATTATGGGCAGTGGTGTGGGAAGCGCGGGGAGGAGTTTCGGTGGCGCAGGTGGAAGAATTGATCCGGCGCAACCGCCAGAGATTTTTCTCAAGCGGAAATCACGCCAACGACGAGATTGAGGAAGGAAGGGCGGGACAAGGCTGTCCCGCCCTACCAGTGGGCGGATATGCAGTGCTTGGATTTGCCAGGACGATGGAGGAGGCGCTGGAAGGGCGGCGGGCGGTATGGCGGATGAAGAAGGAAGCGGAGGAGAGCGGAAGATCAGACGAAGCTGACACATCCCGCGCAACGCGGGACAAGTCGGACGAATCCTACGACGCCGAAGCGGCTATGGAGGACAAGTCTGACGGATTGGGGAAAACATGACACGAGAACGGCTACCGGATACCAGGCGGAGCATTACCCACCGGGTGAAGATATGGAGCGAGATCAGGGAGACGCCGATTAAACTATTTATCACGGTGGGGTATTACGAAGACGGGCGACCTGGCGAAGTGTTCATTCAGGTGGACGAGAAAGGCACGGAGTTGAGCGGATTTTGCATTGTGGTAGGGATTTTAATGAGCATGTGCTTGCAGTCCGGGGTTTCGCCGGACAAAATTCATGAAAAACTGAGTTATCAGGATTTTGAGCCGCGCGGGTTTACGGACAATCCGGAGATCAAAGTGGCGCAGTCTGTGGCGGATTATGTGGTCAGATTTATGGCGAACACGAGATGTGAAAAGGGTGTGAAGGTTTGAAAAGTGAGAAAGGAGGTGAAGAAAATGAGAGCAGGAATCAGATCAGAACATTGGAACGATGCGAACGGGAATCCGGCGGGCGGTAACACATTCGGGAATGGATTTGCCATAGGATGGCAGAATGGCCCTCTTGGGCGCGGGGCGGAAAGAAAAGAACCGAACGGCGCCTTTGTCGCGGATGTGATTGCGGCGGCGGCAGATCGTCTCCGTTACTACCAGAATTCGCGCTTTGCGTGTGAACGCAACGCCCAGGCATTGGCGCACTTGGAAGCGGCCCTGGACGAACTGGATAGCCGGACAAAGGAACGTGAAGTGCGAAGCGTTGAAGGAACGCATCAGGAATAAATTCCCAAATAAATAAGGGGAGAAAGTAACAGGAAAGGAGATCGGAGTCCCGGGTTGACTTGGGTGACCGGGATGCTTACGAGCCAGCGTTATGAAACCGTGAAGCGCCCAAGCGAGAAATTGTCCCCGGCGTTTATCCGTGTGAGAGCGGGTATGCGTTAAATAAGAACCGTGGCCGGCGAACTGGCAGCCGGCCGCGAATGAAAACAATAAAAGAAAGAGCTCAAAATGAACATGCAAAAAGTTGAACAGATACGCGCATTTACCGACGGCTTGGAAGACGTAGTATTTAAGCGGAGCGTGAACGCTATCGCGGATGCGCTTGAGCTGGCGGTTACGTTCAAGCGGATTGATATGGCCTTCCTGCAAATCCGGGGCGAGAACGGAATTCCGAAGTTTGCGTTGTTGGATTACGACGCATTCAAGGCTGGCAATCTTTGTCAGTTAAATCAACAGGGTTATCTGGCGGCCGATGGTGTAACGCGCCGATTCGGAGAACTGTTTGTCCGCGGCGATTTTTTTGCGGACTCCCAGGCTTCCCCGAAAGTCGTGGTCCCGGACAGCGTGGACGCGGTTGTCCAGGAGAGCCGCAAGAAGTTCGACGAGGTGCTGGTTGCATGGGAAGCTGACTGGCAACCACGCAAAGGAGACCCAATCGTGATCGGCCGTCTCGGGGCATACTACTACGTTATCGCAACGTGGGACATGACCAACCTCGAATCATTCGTGACGAGCACGTTCAGCGAAGAATGAAACCACACTAATCGCCCGCGGGGGCGAGTTGCAGAGGTGCGACGAGAATGGCTGATTGATACGCCACGGACCACGAGAAACCTGGTATACCGCATGATGCGGAAATGAAATCGGCCACCCCGCAAGATTTTGGAAATAGGACGTATCGGACATATCGGACGAATGGAAGGCAAAACAATCATGGCAAATTATATTGAATTTAAAGAAGTGATGCCGCATCCAGGCGGAGTCTTTTTAATCAGCAATAAGCGGTTTGGTGACGTGTTGGGACACATCGAGTGGTATGCGCCTTGGCGGCGGTATGTCGTTGCTTTTCAAGAAGACACTGTCTGGTCGCAGGATTGCCTGGCCGATGTGGCGGAATTTTTGAGGTCATTGCCGAAATGAAACGGATAATCAGGGTTTTTCCGAGACGGACGAACGCAACGCCCACTGACTCACTGGCGGTCGTTGGGCGTGGGCCGGAACTATTTGATGAGGCCGACGAGGTGCATGTAAGCGTGACGTTCGCCTGGGATGTTCCGCTTGCGTGGCGGCTGGCAAAAGAATGGGAAACAGTGGCACCGGTTAAAATTGACGGCCCAGGATTGTGGTCCGAAGGCGGAGAGTTTGTGCCGGGTATGTATCTCAAACCTGGCTATGTGATCACCAGTCGCGGATGTCCGAATTCCTGCTGGTTTTGTCGCGCCTGGCGTAATGAGGGAAACACAATCCGCGAATTAGAAATTAAGGAAGGCTGGAATGTGCTGGATAACAATCTGCTGGCGTGTAGCCGGAATCACCAAGAAGCAGTATTTGAAATGCTTATGCGGCAACCGGCGCGGCCACGCTTTACGGGCGGATTTGAAGCGACATTATTTACCGACTGGCATGCAAATTGGATGGTGCGTCTAAATCCGGATGTGATCTGGTTTGCCTATGATCTTCCACAAGACTATCCGATGTTATGCCGGGCAACGTATTACTGCCTGAAAGCTGGATTGATAACAGGGAAGCATAGGGTTTGTTGTTACGTGCTCTGCGGGTGGAACCGCGAAGGGAAAACCGACACTTTTGAAGCGGCCGAGATGCGGATGATACAAGTCGTCAAAATGGGGTGCTTTCCTCAGGCGATGTTGCTTGATCGTGGTGAGGACTGGCCGGATCCCGAACGGAAACAATGGCGGCGATTTGCGCGGGAATGGAGCAACAAGGTTATCGTGGGCGCGAAGTGCAAGGCGATAGTGGCATTACACTTGAATGCCCGAAATGCGGTTGCTGGCGAAACCCCGCCGATCCGCCACGGCGGGGGAAAGGAATAAATGACCGTTAAACAAATCATCGAGGAATACCTGCAGGAGCACGGCTATGACGGGCTGTGTTGCCCGGAAATAGAATGCGGATGTGGGTTTGACGATCTTATTCCATGCGGGGAGGAGTGCGAAATGTGCGAGCCGGCATATCTGCACCAGCACGACAAAAAATGTCCAGCATGTCGTGGAAGAGGGTGCTATTACACCGAGAAACCGGATTGGCCGAAAGATTTATCCCCTGAACTGGTAAAGCATTTTGAGGACGCAAAAAACTGGGTGTGCGAGTGCGGGGAGCGGTGCAATCCGGCAGGAACGAATTGGCGATGGAGCGGGACTGCATGGGAACATTATCACGGTTATCCTATCGGGCACGTGCCGGCGGAAAGGGAGGGATGAATAAAACGAACATAGAATATCTTGACTATACCTGGAACCCGATTTGCATGCGGTGCGATCCTGTGAGCGAGGGGTGCGCAAATTGCTGGCATTTGAGAATGTGCAAGAGAATGGCCGGGAACCCAAAGTTTAAGAAAGAAGAAAGAGCGGTTTATAAGGGCGGGAAATTCTTACTTCGCTCAGAGGAACTTGACGCTCCGTTGCGCTTAAAGAAACCGGCGAGGATTGGCGTGCAGTTTATGGGGGATTTGTTTCATGAGGATGTTCCTTTCCAAATGATCAGGGATATATTCCGCGTGATGATGAAAAACAACCGCCATACATATATAATATTAACGAAACGACCGGAACGATTGAAGAAATGGATGGGTGTGAATTATGATCCCGAAACAAGCCATCGTTTTATTAAGAATTATCCAAACATCTGGTTTGGAATTACAGCCGAGAACCAAATTCATGCGGACGAGCGGATTCCGGTGTTGCTATCCATTCCGGCGGCGAAACATTTTGTGAGCGTGGAACCGATGCTGGGGCAGGTGGATTTGGAAGTGTATTTGCAACGGTTTGCATGTGACACGCGTGATTTTAAAACAAACGTGATAGTGCCGAAGGGAACCCGCATAGATTGGGTCATTGCCGGGCCGGAGACGGGATCCGGCGCAAGGTCGTGTTGCACAAACACGCAGAATTTCGTTAATGATTTATACTGGCAGTGTGACGCCGCCGGTGTGCCGTTCTTCGACAAACGAAAAACAGTATGGATTGAAAGGAGGTGGCCGAGATGAAAAGTAAATACCCCGAACTTGACAAATGGTTTCCGCCGCGCGGGCCATGCGCGTTTTGCGGCGGCCCAGATAAGCGGCACCGGTTATGGGATGCGATTTTAAGCTCAAAAGTGAGCGATCAGGATTTGGCGGCTTGGTATGATTTGCCTCTGGCGGCGGTGAAGGCGGTGCGGAGGATAAGGCCGTATAAAAAGAAATAATAGGACGGACGGGACATATCAGACGCATCGGGGCAATAAAATTTTAGATTTGAGGGAATTTGAGATTTCAGACACAACAGGGTAAAAGAAGATGAAAGTCAAATGGCATCCGGTATTAGTGGCACCGACGGCGGAGGCGGTGCGGATCGAGGCGGAACGGGAAGGAATAAACTATCAGGCCGCGCTTGAGAAGCTGGTCAATATGCGGCAGCGGATAATTGACGTCGAGGAGTCTGACCCGCTGCGGTACGGGTGGGAACCGCCGATATGGAAGGTGTGCGACGCGCTCCTGGGTTTTGACTGGCATGATGAAAAGCTGGAGGAGCGGTTGCAAAGAAGATTCGGATTCGGCTGGCAGGAGTGGAGCAGGAGATTGAGGCTGCGGTGCGGGTATGACGCGCCGGCGCGGATGCTGTTGATCCTGGGTGGAAATAGAAGCTCGAAATCGGAGTATGCGGCGAAAAGAGGCATGTTGACGCTGGCACATAAACCGGAAAGCCGGATATACCCGATGCACATGAGCAATCCGCGCAGCGTGAGGGATCAGCAGCCGCTGTTTTGGAAATATATGCCGCCGGAATGGCGCATGCAACGGGCGGGGGTGTTTGAATATATCAAGTATAAGCGGAAGACCGGATTTGCGGACAACAGCTTTATCACGCCGATTCTGAGCGAGTGCATGTTTTTGAATTATATGCAGGACAGGGACACGGCCCTGGAAGGGTTGGAAGCGGATCTCGTCCTGCCCGACGAAATGATACCGGCGGACTGGGTGGAAACCATGATATTCCGGTTGGCTACCCGGGCCGGACGGGGAATTATAACGTTCACGCCGGTGAACGGATATTCGCCGACGGTGAAACTGTTTTGCGACGGGGCAAAGGTGGTGAAATGGGGGCCGGCGTGTTTATGTCCGCTGGATGGCGGGCCACGGGATGAGGCGGCGACATTGGGCTTGACGCAGAATGAATATGACGATTTATGGGCCATGACGCTCCTAAAGAAGGGCGGGGCGTTCGCTCCGGCGAGCAGGCCGGAGGATTGTTTTTATTGGGGGATAGAGGAAAGGCAGAATGAAGAACCCACCCCGGCCTTTGGCCACCCCTCCGGTGGAGGGGATCAAAGAGCGGCGGGGCCGGAGGACCACGCCCTACCTAAAGGGCAACGGAAATTTGAGAGGTTGCCGCGGGTGATGAGGTGCGCGGATGCGCGGAAAGCGGTAGTGTTCTTTTGGGGCAATGATAATCCGTATGGGAACCCGAAGGAAGTGATCGCCGAGCTCCGGAAGAAACCGACGGTATATGTGCGGGAAAGATTTTACGGCAAGGCGGAAAAGACGTATAGCGCAAAGTTTCCACGGTTTAACAGGGCCATACACCTGGTCAAGGCGCGGGACATACCGCAAGAAGACTGTTTGAGATATATGTTCATGGATCCGGCGGCGGACCGTAATTTCTTTATGAGCTGGTTCACGGCGACCAGAAGGGCATCGTATTTGACGCGTGAATGGCCGGGAAGATATGAAATTCCGGGAATAGGAGTGCCTGAATATTGGGCGATACCGAGCGGGAGAAACGACGGCATAAACGACGGGGCGCGCGGCGAGGGGCAGGGGCCCTGGGGATTTGGAATTTTACGTTATAAGTTTGAGATTGCACGGCTTGAGGGGTGGAACGATTATCGAAAGTGGAAATTAGAAATTAGAAATGCGAAAACGGAATATCCGGATGAAGAGGAGCTAATAGATTGGGACGAAGCGCATGGGGCAGTCGAGGTAATTGAGGCAAGATTCATCGACAGCCGGGCGGCAAGCACGCCGAGGGTCGAGGATGACCGGCCGATAACATTGTTGACCGCATTGGAAGACATAGGGCTTTTCTTTTCGTTGACGCCGGGGGCGGAAATACAGGATGGGGTAAGCAAGATAAATTCGGCGTTGGATTATGAGGAAGGCACAGAGGCACAAAGTGACAAAGGCACAAAGTCAGAAGGGAAAAGAGAGGGGCTACTGATACCGCCGAAGTTTTATATTTGCGAGGAGTGCGAGAACACGGTTTATGCGCTGGAACATTGGATGGGGGTGGATGGGCAGAAAGGGGCGTGCAAGGACCCGATCGATAACACCAGATATTTTTTCACGGCGGATTGCGAATATTACGATGAAGGCGCCTATAAACCCAGAGGAGGATATGGCTATGGCAGAGAAATCCGGATGCGCAGGCCTTTTGGCGGGAAGAGAAGATTGCCAGTCTGAGGAAAGGCAGAAGACAGAAGGCAGAGGGCAGAATGAAGAACCCACCCCGCCTTTCAGGCACCCCTCCACAGGAGGGGATCGAAGAACGGATATGATGAAGGCGGGGGAGATTATGCGGAATTACGGGGTGAGCCGGTGGTATTTAAAGAAGATGCGGGAAAGCGGGATTTTGAAGCCGCGCGTTGTCATGGGGGGTGTTTATTCGGTTTATAACAGAGAAGAGGTGCAAGAGGTTTTAGGAAGTAAAATTTGAGATTTTAAATTTTACATTTCAGAAAGGAGACAAGCGATGAATATAATCGGAATAGTTAAAAGCGTGATAAAGGTAAGAAGGGTGTTAAAGGAATTGCTGAAGGATGAATTGCCGGAGAACAAGATAATGGAATGCCTGGCGGTGGATCCGGATACGCCGGTATTGAAGGGGGTCTTGAATGTCTTGCGGGGATTGGAAGAACTGGCGATCGAGGCGGCAATCCGAAGGGATAATGACGAGGTTAAAAGGGCGTATGACTGCGGCGCCATTTTTGCATACGCAGAAGCCCAAGAGCGGATTATTGAGATCGTGGAGTTGGCGGGTCAAGAGAAGAAAAAGGGGGAAGCCAGTAAGCCGACGATAAGAGGGGTAAGGAAGTAATCTGCCCCTCCTACGCTCTGCGGCGGGAACCTTGAGCTACGGAGGGCAAGCGGATTGGGCTGATCAGTTAAAGAGAGGGCGGGAATGAAAGTTCCCGCCCTCTTTGTGTTTTCAGGGGAATTTATCAAATTCGCTGTTTTCGCAGTTTTCGCAGTTTTGGAATTCTCGTTTCATTTCACCTATTGCGTTTTTGGTTGACAGTGGTTGAATTGCAATTAGAGGCGGATTGTCAACTGGAGGCAATCCGTTATCTGGATTCCCACCTGCGCGGGAATGACAACCAAGAACATCCAGGGAAAAACCCTCCTTCGCTCTGCGGCGGGAGCCTTGAGCTATGGAGGGCAAGCCTAAATGATGGGGTGCATCATGGAAAAAGAAAAAAACGCTGAAACAACGAGCGGGGCCGAAACGACCAGACCCAAGAATGTAGAGGAAAAGCTCGAACAATTGGAAACGGCGGAGGCCGAAGAGTCGCGCGAGACGGGCGATGAGGTTGTGGATGAGGGTCGGGGAAATACCGATCAAGGCGGGAATGGCGAGGGAAACGACCCCGCTTCGCGCACAGAGCTACGCGGGGCAGGGCCTGAGCCGGATAAGGATGACGAGATCCAGAGTGGCGAAATTCAGGGTTTGAGCGAAAGCGCCCAGAAGAAAGTCAACGAACGGATCCACGACATCAATATCCGACGGAAGAACGCCGAGGCGGAATTGGAACAGACCAAGGGAGAGTTGGAAACACTCAAAACGGGTCTTGACGATTCCATGCGACAAACGATCAAGCGGATAGGATTGCGTCCTGAATATTTGGGACAGGACGAAATCAAGAAGGTTGAACGGTGCCGCGATTTGCAGGAATACCGCAAATGGCTGAGGCTGCATCCGGACGGATACGAAGGCAAGGGGGATAAGGATCCCGGCATTTCCGCGCAGGAAGTCAGAGAGCAATTAACGGACGTGGAAGACGAGCTTGCCGAGATTATGCCGGAAGCGCGCGAGCTTGAGCGCAAGCATGACAAACTTTTGATGGCGGACGCGGAGATGGGAAGAAAGCTCCGGTTGGCCAAGGAAAAGGGAGGAAAGAAGACGGTAACGAGGCCGCCAGCCATGCCGCAAGCAAGCGCAACGCGGCGACCAGTGGTAAGCGCAAGGCAAGACAAAAAACCCGCTTTTGACAAGGGAGAATTCGAGAAAGACGGGGCGAATTCCACGGCATTCAGAAAACAATATGGAAAATTATTCTAATAATTTGAAATCTCAAATTTGAGATTTCAAAGGGGAAAAGGGGGAAATTATGGCTGGGATGTATGAAGCTGATGTTCCATTGAAGATTGCGGAGATAGGGGACGTAATCTTTCAAGCGGAATCGGAAAAGGTGCCGCTTTCGCGGCTGTTGCGGCGGGGGGAGAAAACCAAAAAAAAGGTTTGGGGGGGGGGCGTTTTTGGCGAAAAAAGAAAGGCCCCTTTCCTTTTGCCCGGGGGGGGGGGGGGGGGGGGCGTTGGGCGAATTCACTCCTGGCCAGATGGTGCCGGAGTTCGACCGGGTCGTGTTTAACGAGGCGGTTGGGGGCGTGCATGGGCCGGTGAAGACGCAA